CGAAAAGTATCGTTTCGAGCTCGAACGTGAAGCCGTTACCCATACTCGAGAACTTCTCGAGCACGACCCAGTATGGTTTTGCTCCAGGATCGGGGACAAGTCCCTCTTCCGGTTGCATCAAGGTTTTCTTTGATCTAAGATCATCGAGCGCCTCGTACCACAACTGAGGTAGCAGGACCTTGACAAGGGTCTTAGCTACGGTGTCGCTTGCATTTGAGAGGTCGAGAGTAGCAAACTCTCGAGAGACAGAGGATGCCTCGGCGACCTGCCGATGAACATCTTGTGCTCGATCCAAGTCCCAACCCGCATAAGGCAGAAGAATGGGCTTCCCGTCCTTACGGACGATACGACCATCAACCTTCTTATAACGGGGCCGCCTTGCTAGGCGCCGCCTCAGCTCTCTCCCGAGAGCGAGTTGGTAAAAGACGTTGATCGACGGCTCTACAGCTATCGATCGGTCCGTCTTTGCGGTTTTAGGTACCGTTGTGAAACGATTACCTGGGACGAAGGAAAACTCTCCGAGACGTTGCGCATGAGCTGCGCCCCACTGAGTACCTAACCACCATGGTAGGTACCAAATGGCATCTCGTGTCAAACTAGGGTCGGTAGACATTTTGTCGGGTATGGTGGTCTTCCCGCCACGGTTCGAGAAAGTCGCTCCTGGTCCGAACCTGCCCTCCTCACGGAAGTCAGGGCCGTAACCTATCCAGTCAGAGACTATTTTCCGAGTCTTCGCCAGAAAGGCGGAGATCGCAGCGTCTCGATCGTCGAAAAGACGGTTTTCATCGAGGTATCGCTGAAGTCTCTCATTGGTTTGATAGCACTTCCGTTCGCCGTCCCACCATTTCTGGAGGGCTGCCGCACGCTTGTCAACGCTACTTGGTAGGTCTTTCAACTTACGTAAGATAGCGCTGGCAGCGGCGTCACGTGCGTAACGGTCGCCGTCAAGGTACGATCTTGGATCTGGACTTATGTCCAAAAGCCCGTCATAGTCCCCATAGCGCAGCTTGATGGCTGCGCTCAAGGCTATTGGCGTCTCTAGGTCCTCTAACAGGAGAGAGACCGCGCGCGTCACTTCATTGGGCAGCGCGTTTGACATGTTCAACGCCCCCATGAGAACTCATACGGGTATTTGAAGTAGTCCGTACGGACATACTCCATTTGACCCACATTTGGTCTCATGGCCTCTTTCATGAGCCGCCCGTAAGAGCGACCCTTGATTGAGGTTCCCATCCAGTAAATCGCCGAAAGGAGGTTTACTTTAGACATCTTCTCCGGAGCCACGATTGACACGTGCACCGTTAAGAAGTCTTTGTCCCTATACCACTCGACCGTTTGGGCGAGAAGCCTACCATTTCGATAGGTTTTCACGATTCCAATAGGTCCGTTGTAAGGGACATTGTACAAGGTAACGGTTTGCGTAATCATCGAGAACTCCGAATGAATGATGTTTAGATGAGAAAGGACCTCAGGGCACGCATCGACTTACGTCGGCGCGTAACCCGCGGCAACCGACTGCTTCACCAACGTGGCAGCTACCAGATTCAAGAACTGGTAGACCTCATTGAGAGTGGCAGCAGGAATGCCTTGAGGCATGGTGATGATCATGTCAGCGACCATCCGATCCTTCGCGCTGTAAAGC